CTTCAAATCTAACATTTTCCGCATCATCACCAATATCTTGATAATAATACTTTATTTGCCCCCTTTCATTACGTTGTACGTACATATTTTGAGAAGACCTTAATACAAGGTTATCTCCGGTGTATTCTAAATACCCTGTTCCAAATATTCTACCATTACGTAACCAAGAGTATATAATTTGTTCTAAGTTAATTTCATCGAAAAAGGAGGTGATAGCTTCACGTTCTTCGTCATTATCTGTAACAATGTCGTAACCGTCCTTCGCTGCATACATACAAGGTAAGTCTATCAGAGTCTTTATAATCGGGTCAGATAAATATACATTCATATATGTTCTGTTATCACCAATTTGTGGCTCTTTATTAGAACCTCCACCATATCTGTATCCGCCTCTACTACTATTTTGGAGTTTAATGCGTTTTATAACGCCGGCTCCAAAACTTCTAGGTTTTCCGTCTTTAAAAGGTGGGTTTGTACCTACGGTTGCGAATTCCCTTTTACGCCAAATATTTGGCAAATAATCACGTAGAGGCATAGCTATCATTACCTATACTGCAGTGATAGTATATAAAGGTTTCGCTCAAATACCACCGGGAGCCTGTTTTCTTAAGGAAGGGTTACCTCTTTTAGAGGTTGTGACGCCATAACCTGACCATCCAGCACTAGTTTTATTTACTCGTCTCTGTGGATTCACAGAAACACTTGTAAAAGTACCAGAACCGGGTAACATAGCTAAGGCTGCATGTAGTGCAATAGCTGTACTATCACAATAATCATCATGTTTTCCCGAAGGAGCAGCTATCTTTTCTGTTTTATTAGTTGCATCCATCGTGTATTCTAAATCTACATGCTCTCTATACCATTTGTTGACTAATTTTGCATGATTGGCTGGTAAATCTTTAGGGTCGGGCACTATAACTTGTCCCTTTTGTAAGTATGATACCATATCTCGGTATACTTGTGTTTTTGTACCTCTAGGTCCACCTGTAAAGATGAACGGTAAAAAATGTATACCATTGTTCATGCAACCTATCCTCATCTCTTGCTCAATCGCACCGCCAATACCAGTAGCATCAATAATAAGTTTATCAGCACCATAATTAATACAGATGTCAAGGATACGCTCACGTTGAAATGGTATATCATGTCCACCTGTTCTAGGGCTAATTTCTTCCAAATATATAAGACTTGCAACATTCTGGGTATCGGATTTGTCGGTAGACCAAACGCTAATAACAGTGCTATTAACGGATTTACCAATATCCACACCCACAGTACAGTTTCCATGACCTGTTCCTCCTTCGAGGAATTGTAATCCTGATTGGAATGTACTTCGTAGTATTTCGGGATTGAAGATGTTCGAGACGGATTCGACGAACTCGCACTCATATTCTGTTCTCCAATATATTGAATCTTCACCCCATTCCATCATCTTTGTGAGCATATCTTCTTCCGTATACGGAGGGCTGTATGCTCTTCCTCTCTTTACTGCATCTTTCCATGTATAATGTAAACGTGAAAAACTTTCAGCGTATGCTTCATCATACAGATAACGATACATGTGGTTTTCTTTTGATTTGGGAGTGCCTAAATTAATAAAAGGCGCTTTATTAGAAATAATACAAGGCTCTACATTGTCTATAAACAATTTATCATCTATTAATGGACTTTCATCTACTATTAAGAAAGTGGGATGTTGACCTCTGATAGATTGACCTTGATTTGAAGCTGCGATAGGAGTTCTACGTAGCACCGTTCCTCCCTTCATTGTGATATTAGGCTTATTGTGAAACCTATAATGGTCTACTAAGCCATTTAAAAATGCATTGTCTGCGAAATGTCTATATACATAATTAAAGATAAGTGAAGCTTGGTCCTCAGATGGAGCCAAGATAAACACTAAATCCCTGAACCTCTTAAAGAACATATAGATAGTTGCAGCTACCGAAAGAGCAAAGGATTTACCTGAGCCCCGTGGAGCCAATATAGCAAGTTTACGTTGCTTTCCACTATCTCCATCAGGGTATGTAAGGGCTTTTATAATAATATCCTCTTGCATGGGCCTGAGTTTAAGTGGTCTTCTTTTATTATCAATTAAATAAGATTCACAAAAAGCTCTGACTAATAATGTCATTTTTACAGGGTCTTTTCTACATTTTTCAAATATTTCTTCTAATTTTAAAGAATCATGAGCGGCTATACCACTAATCGCTGCGTTTAGCTTATCTTGTTCCTTCTTTATCGGTATCTTCATCAATTAAACCCTCTAACACTTTAGAAAAATTCTCAGTGTTTTTTTCAACTAAAGTAGGTACTTCAATATTAAGAGCACGGAACTCAGTATGAATATCCCTAACAATAGAGTTTCTCTGTCGCAAGAGCTCTGTTCGTAGGTTAACATCCCGAATATGTACAGTAATTTCTTCCCAAAGCACATTTTCAAGCCAGAGATTGCGTGCCAGCAAGCAGACAAGCTCTTTATGCCTAGCATATTCAGCCTTCCCGACTCGCTCACGTAATCTTGCCTCGTATTCCTCAACTTCCATTACTTGGCTTCGTCAAGTGCTGCCTTAACTTTAGACTTAACTAATCCTGCAAGTTCATCATCTTTTTCATCCCATGCAGTAATTAATACATTTCGGATTAAAGAGTCTTTCACGTGTTTCTGTGCAGTTTTATCAAGTTTTTCAAAAGCTTTCATTTGAACTTTAGTTAGATTCTCATCTAATAAATCCATTAACTCAGCTTCATTATTTTTAATATACTTAAAAACTAATTGTTTAACTGCTGGTATAGTATAAGCGACATATGCACCTAATCCTAATACTAATACAGCTAAACCAGCTATTAAAGGTTCATCCATTAGAGTATCTAATAGTCCTGATTCTTCTATGGTTTCCATAAGATTGGTTATGTTTCCATCATCGCCAGTCTCATTTGCGGCCGTGTTGTTGTTTGTTTCGTTTGTCATGGTTTATCACCACTTTATATAATGTGATACCACTATATAAAGGTTTCGTTGTGTGGCCCCATAAGACGCTACTTGCGTAAAAAATCCTGTGGGTTCGTGGTCTGCTAGGAGCCACTATATCTTATATGATGTGGTAGTATATAAAGCTTTACAAAAATTATTTTTCATTTTTAGGATTGTCCTCGTGGTCATGGTCTCCATTTCGGAACGTTCCTTTTCTAACCTGTTCTATCTGACTGTTCTGTTGTGCGGTCCATAGTTCCAATACCTTATATATAATAACAAGCGCTGGTGAACCTATAATCAATAGAACCGATTTATACGATTCTATATTTGCTACTATGTCTGCATGACCAAATGCCATTGCGACTAAAAATATAGATAGTCCTACCCAAGCCATAACAACTGGAGCGCATACTAATACCATCATAAAGTTAGCGAAGTTTCCATCTGGGCTTATTGCATCTGGTTTATGATTGCTCATTCTTCCTCCTTACAGCAATCACATGAACAATTGCCGTCACATTTACATGTACACATTTTATTCTCCTCCTTCTACTCTTATCTTTGGTATATCAAACTGTTGCTGGAATACATAATCTTCTAACTCTGCATCCCATACGAGTAATGCTACCCACATAGCCCATTCACCTTCTGTATTATTAAGTTCCTCGAAAGTAAAATTTAACCAATGGTCATCCCAATACATACCATTAACGGTCATGTATAAGTCAGTCCAATTATAATCACCCGATTCTGTGTGCCATACGTCTACATAAAGTAGTACAGATGTATTAAAATCGTAACAATCCGTATCTATGTCTACCAATACAGATATACCCTCAGCATTGGGGTCTACCCAGAAAACAGACATATTATCTGTCTCTTCGTTATACCAACCGGGATAGAAATGTACTGCGCTGTGGTTCCCGTGTTCTTCTTCATAGTCATCTTCGTAATCACATGAACCATCATCTTCAGTAGCTTTATCATCGTAATTGTTAGCTGTGGTATCCATACAACCATAAATAGCAGCTGTTTCGTTGCCATTTGTGCCGTTTGGTATATCATTTACAACTATGCAGCGGCCATCGTCGTGGGTTGCTTGACTGTTATAATTTTCAGCTTCTGAATTCGTACAACCATATATAATAACTAGAAAGTTACAACTTCCATCATCAAAAGTGGCTTTGGGGTTGTAATTAGTGGCATCCATCTGTAAACAGCCCCCGATAGGGCCAATTTCTTCTTCATCAGCAAAATAATCGCTGATAATAGACATGTTGGCCCCTCCACTCAAGAGCGCTAGCAAGACAATCGTTATTATTGCTCCTAATTTCTGTCCTACTTTAGTCTCTCCAATCTTATCGGCAGCTTTGCCAATAGTTTCGAAGAGTTTTTCTTCGTCCTCTTCAGGTTTCTTGGAGCCTCCTATGCCTAGGATTTCACGTTCCTTCTCAGAAATCACGTTTATGGCTCCATAATCATCGCGCGCCATGCATAATTCTACGTGACACTAGTATATAAAGCTTTCGCCATATAGAATGCTATCTGTAAATTATATATTCGTATACAGCTGCTTATAGATACTTCTAAAGGTATAATGTCAGTCATCCCAAACTACTTTACCCTTAATCATTCCCTTTTCATCCGTTACTTCAGTGTGAGCTGTGAACTCGTCTTCACTAACAAATGCATTCTCAGTCTTTACGTCTGACCTTCTGTTTGATTTTTTACCCTTCCATTGGAATTTTGGTATTACTACGTCGCAAGTGCCACCATTTCCTTTATAAAAAGAGCACCATTTACATAGATTTTGAGGTTTTTGTTCATATTTCTCTTCCTCTTCCATCCTTTCTTTAAGACAATCGTGTACAAACATTATAATCTCCTTCGCTTCGTCTAAAACTCCCTGATTTACCTTAACAAAGAACGTGTCATCGAACCTTAAGTAGTTAACGCCAACGAATTTGGGCATCTCTCCCATCTCTAACGTGTACAAAAATGCATAAATTATCAACTGTCGATAGTAATCTTCGGGTAAATAAGGTCCATATCGCTTAGAAGTCTTGTAATCAAGTAGGGTTGTACCTCCATCAAAGTCGTTACAGACTGCATCTACTATACCAATTACAGCATATTGATTAGATTTGACCCACTTTTCAGAATATTTGGGTGCAACAGAGTTCCAAGCTTGATATTTTGACTTATAAATCTTCCATTCTACCATCTCATTGAGTTTTTTGTCAACAGATTTAACGAAATTCAATAATATATCGTGAGTCTCTATACGCATCGCTTCTATCTCTTCCTCGGTATGCAATTCTTTCAACCAGCCCTTAGAAGCAATCCTTTCTTCCCAACCAGCTATGAACTCTCCTTCCATCCACTTAAAGGGACTGCCGTCTTCCCACTGCTTGAACGTCTTAAACTTAGACTTGAACAAGTTCTCTAGAATTTTATGAACTAATGTTCCCCGAAAAAGATGAATAGTCTTCTTTTCCGGAATCTTTGCTATGTATTTATAATAAAATTCCCGCGGACACTTCATATAGGTGTTAATTTTACTAGGACTCAACCTCATAAAAGAGGGTTCCCAAGTCTTAGTTTTAGTCATTACCGCACCACACTGCTGCACTATTAAAAACGCTCACATTCTGAGTTGTCGTATCAGTCTCTGGGGCTCTACTTGGTCCCTTACGAGCTATCTTGAGCAGGATAAGGTATCCAATTAGGTCGTCCAGCGTGTCCTCAGTCTCATCATTGAGCCCTGAGTTCGCAATACGGCTCAACTTATCATCGATTCGAGCACAAATCGCGGCTGCGTTATCTTGCTTCGAAAAGACGCCTAATGGCTCTACTGCGCTATTGCCATACTTAGCATTCTTCTCAAGAAGAATTAGTTTTATGTCTTCACATGTTTTTGCTATTCTTGCTGATATTGTTGTCATACCATAGCAGGGCTTACCCACTATATAAAGGTTTGCTCTATTGGAAATCCCATGTGCTAAATGGAGCCCACTTACGTTCATGACAGCCTGCCCCAATGACTAGTGGAGCCTTAATGGTTAGTGGAGCCTAGATAATCTTTATAGCCTTGTGTTATGAACTTTAGTTTGCTTTATTAAGATATATAT